GATGTTGTTCTTGATACCAGCAAAGATGAACTCTGTCCCATTCTTACCCCTAATAGTGCTTTGGGTTATCTCATAATGGGCTTCTAGCTTCATGTCATAGATTTGGTCTACTAGGAGCTTATGGACCGAGTCTTTAATAGAAGTCTGGAACTCCCTGGCGCATAAGACTCTGATTGTCTTTAATACTCCCTTGCATAGCAGCATTCTGGCTACAGAGTGAGATTTTCCGCCCCCTCTGCCGCCAAAGAGTATTCTGTACCGACTATGTTCTGGCTCAACTAAGCATTTAAGCTTTTTAGGAAACTGAGGCCAAATAAAGCCTGTTGTATCAATCTGGCTTTGCATTGCTATCTACAAAGACAAATCCTATGCCTTTTGCAAACTCTGCTCCATCAGCTCCAGTAATCTCGGTTTGCTGAATAGATTTGCCATCCATTCTGTCCATAATCTCTTTAATGGCCCAAGCTTCACCTTTTTCTGCTGCCTCTACAAACTTTTCTGTAATCTTTCTTAGTTTGTAGTGGTCATTTTGCACAAGAACCCTTCTTAACTGCTCATAAAAGAGCTTTCCCTTCTTGGCATTCTGATTGCCTTCAGGAGCTCCACCTTTGTCTACAGTTGATTCAACTTCTAATGTCATGATTTTTCTGCCTATTTTTTAAGCAAATGCCTATTATTTAAGCATATCCTATCACTCATTAGCCATACTGTCACTATTAGCCTCTGCTTGATCTACATCAGCTTGAAATGTTGGGCTATTAATAAGGTTTGTATATTGGTCTTGTAGCTCTTGTGGCACTCCTGGCTGAATGATTAATGCATTCATATCTGCCTGAATCTGTTCAGTAGATTGAGGAATAGGGTATGGAAGGTAAACATTAGGGGCTGTCATTATTGTTGCTCTACTGTAGTTTCTGCTGAAACTTCTGGAGTTGGCTCTGGATTAGCTGCTTGAGATGCTTGTGTTTGGGCTGTTACTTGAGCATTAGCACTTCCATGCAATTTTGCATAAAGCTCCATTGCTACTTCCATAGGGAGCTTTTTAAGCCCTGCAAGAATGATCTCCATTTCTTGCACATTATGGGTAAATTCTAATTTAATATCATTTAGGTTCATTTTTTGCCTTTCTTAGTGGTTTTCTTTGCTGCATTCTTTTCGCTATAAGCGATTGCTAGAGCCTGAGCTTTTGGCTTTCCTGCTTTCAGCTCCTCTTTTAGGTTAGATACAAAGGCTTTCTTTGTTGCGCTTTTTTTGAGTGGCATGGTTTTGCTCCTAGTTGTGGCTTTTTTAAGGGTTGGTTTGACTTTTACTGCTGGTTCTTTATTGAATGTAGCCCATGAAGCAAGGATTTCATCAGGGGTCATAGACTTTTGCTTTTCATAGCCTTGCGCTTCAGACTTAAACCAGTTTATTAACCATTTAAACATTTGCATCTTCCTGAAAACAAATATCTTGCCAACTCATGACTAGGTACTTAACCCCATCTTCAACATAAGGGAAGTATTTTAAGTATTCCTCACCTTTGTCATCATTCATAGTTCCGAATCTGACTCTAGCTCCTACTTCTATAGGCATATCTTCTCTGCGACCATTAGGCAATTTCTTGCCAGGACCTACAGCGATGACAGTTCCCATATTTTCCACTTCTTTGTTGTCAACATAAATAATGCTAGAAAGCTCTCGCACATCAGGTTTAACTACAATTTTGTCTAGCAATGGCTTTAATTTCATGGTTTTCTTGGCCTTCCTGGTTTCTTTTTTGGTTGTTCTTCGCTAAAAGTAACAGTCAATCCAGAGGTGATGGCCTCAATTACATGGTTTTTAGGGTAATCCCACTCTCCACACCAGTCTTCAGTCGATTTATTAACAGAAGTAGGGAACCTTTTACAGATTCCCATTCTTTCACCAACAGAAAAAAATCGACAAGTATTACAGGTGTCTTTATTCTCTATTACAGCCATCTAGTTCTCCGATTACTATTTGGTTAGAAAACCCTGTAAGCCTTCACTTATGGGGTTTTCGCTTTTCTATTTAGTTCTTTTTCTCATACTTATCTTCCATCGCATAAGTTGTGCGCTTATGGTCATAGCAGATACCGCTAGTACGGCCTGTATTGAACTCTTTGTCAGAGCCAATAGCATCTTCTTTACCCATTGCAACACCACCACGATGCGACTTTTCCATGCGCTCACCAGACATATCTGCCTTGCTTGCACCTTTAGGTACAACTACACCCTTGGCAGGAATACCTGCTGTAGAGTTTGGATTACTTGTTTTGCCCATTGCCATTTTGTTTTCCTTTTGATCAAAAAGACTAGAAATATTCTAGTTTTAACATTTTGCCTTATTGATTATCCATGTCAAGCATTTTAATTAAGCGAATAGCAGCATCTACCGAGTCTATTCTGCTGACTGCTCCACCCCTCCATTCTTGCATGAATTTGACCTGTGAATTAGTAAAAGTTGACTTGCTATCTTTCTTTATTTCACAAAGGACACTATGTTTTTTATAACCAATCAGAATATCTGGACAGCCTTCTCCAACTCTTGAAAGATTAAGGACAGAAGCTCCTAAAGCAATAAAAGTATGAATTATTTGCTTTTGGTTCTCATCTACCCTTTTTTTATAATAGGTCATTTAATCCCCACAAAAACAAGGAATTGTTTCTTCTGTTTGGCTAAACATATCATCATGGGATAAAGCAAAAGCTTTTAAATCAGCATAACTTGGTCTGTCTTTGCGAAATTTTGCACCATCACCATAAGTTTTATTGCTTGAATTGGCATGGTTTTCCATTTTAATCCACCAATCAGCTCTTTCAGGCTTTTCTTTAATTAAACTAATAATTTGATAAGTAGGCTTTAAAAAGCATAAATCACAATTCCCATGCATAGTTACCCCATTCATATTTGGCAGACCCAAATCAAAAGATTGGGATTTCCAAAATTCACCTACAGTTTGCTTGGTAACACCAGCAGTAACCAATGGGGTTCGCTCTCTGTCCATCTTGGCAGCCCTTCTCATTTCATCTGCCCTAATTCCTACCCAATCCATATTCTCATTATGTTCCCATCCCAAATCCTTTAAATAAGCATGAATAGCCCTTATTTTTAGCTTTGCAGTACATATCCTAGCTACTGGGTTTGGAAGGTAAGGTGAACCATTTTGGTCTATTAACTCAAAGAATGGTTCGCCATTACGACTAGCAGTTTCAAAAGTAACCTTTTTCCACCTATCTTTGGTTTCAGGGGAATATTGGTATTCAATCCAATGTATTTCTACACCCCAATTTTTTCCACAATCTCTTACAAATTCAAGAGTAGCTTCTTCTTCTTTGCCTGTATTAGCAAAACAAACAATGGCTTCATCAGGCAATCCATTGTTGCTTTGCAATATTCTCCAAAGCATATAAGCTGATGTACGACCACCGCTAAAGCTAATGACAGTTGGTTCTAGTATTTTAAAGGGGTCATTCATCTAAAAGTTCTCTAGTTTTCTCAATGAGCTGTTCTTGGCTAAACCCCCAATAAGAAGTGAACTTTTTAGCTCCAGCAAGGTGAATACTGGCATCTCCAAGCCTGTGATGCCAGGCACACAAGGGAATGACTGGACTGAGGTGTCTAGGCATACCAAATCTTCGGCAATGGTGTAGCTCTGTTGGTGTATCGGTTGTTTGAATTCCATTTTGCCTACACAATATGCAGCCCAATCGTGCCAATTTTGCATATTTAAGTTTTTCTTCCCTAGTTGTCATGCGCTATATCTTCTAGCTTTAAACTCATTTCTACCAAATCAACAGCTATTTGATAAGCCTTATCTTTGTCTTGAGCAATCGAAGCTCTATAGTAATCCTCTAAAAGCCTTTTGGCTGTCAAGTACGGCAAGCTGAAGTCTTTCATCTTTTTTCCTTAAATTTAAATTTCTGTAGATAACTCCATCATGCCATTTTTGATCTTGAGATTCTTTATATAACTCAATGATTTTATTAGGTTTTATCCAAATTGGCAATGAATTTTTTTTAAAACAAAAAGCATAAATTAATGGAGCTTCTTTAGAACTAAAAGCCTCCACCATACTAGGCAACAAATCAAATTCTTTCTTTTTAAAGTTATCTGTTCCTTTTACAGCCACTATATAAGTTTTACCTTTGGCATTTAATACATAATCAGGAAGATTTCTAAGTAAATTACTTAATCTCCAGTAATTAGAAACACTATTCTCATGTTCATCAAATCCTAATCTTTGAAATTCGCAATAGTTTTGTTTGCAAAATAGTTCAAAAAGGTATTCACCATCATTTTTAATGGTTTTTACTCTTTCAAAATAAAATTGACCGCTATTTCCAATCATTTTTATGCCTTAGTTATTGGAATTACTTTTTTAATTTCTAAGGTGCATTTATCTCCTGATGCTTTGCGCTCAACAGTAACTTCACACAATCCTTTGAGTTGTTTGGCTTTTTCAGCAATAAAAAGACATAAATTTTCCATAGTAGGTCTATCCAATCCATTAACTTCATCTAAAAATTTATGATCTAAATGGCTTTTTATGTAGTCCACCATTAAACCAATAGCATTAAAGTCTTTAACCATTCCATCTTCGCCAGGCTCTCCTTCAATGGAAATGCTTGCATGATATGTATGCCCATGAATTGTTTCAGATTTCAGCATTGTATGAACATCCGTATGCCGTTTTTTAAGGGTATGAGCAGCTTCAAAATAAAAAGTTTGAGTTAATTTCATTAAAAAAGTCCTTGTTGTTCTACTTGGATAAAATTCCATACAGAAGGAGCATTTTGAGCCTCAATCCTTGCTCTCATAATTTGTGCTCTTGATTCTTTTGTAGGGGCTGGATAATTTCCATTTCGCCATTTGCTATCAATCCCTACATTTCTACCAATATTGGTGCTATCAGTTGAAGCAAAAGGAAATTTAGTAAAAATTGCAGGGTCAAGCATCCTTAGTCCATGAAGTTTGCATACTGGTTTACCTTCATCATCGCAGACAATTCTCATGGCTTGTCCCATTCTTGACCACCAAGCATTTGTTCCAACTGTAGAAAATTCACCAGAACTTCCCAAACAAACTCTTACATAACAATTCGCTAGAAATTCAAGTCTTTCTAAAGATTCATGCAAATGCCAAACTGGTGCTCCAAACCATTTAGGAAAAGGGCAATCTTTCAGCAAAGCATCATTGTCAGCTTCTGTGCCATCAATCACATCAGGAATAACAGCAAAATCACAAGATGGTACTTTTTTTATGTCTAAAGCCCAATCATAAAAACCTGACCAATCTTTAATAGGATTACCATTTTTCCAAGAACTAAAAGCCCCATTGTCTAAAGCAAAAGACTGAGATACTTCTATGGCTGTTCCAAGTTGATCTTTGTGAGCATAAGAAACAAAAGCATGACCAGCTTGAATAGCATAATTAGCTACTGTGGCTGGAGTTATAGGCAGCCCATGATAGTGAATCATATAGATCCTTGCCTACGATTGCTAGATAAAGTGCGCCAAATATCAATAATTCGCATTTCATGGTTTCTTTCATTGTCTAACTCTTTAAATTGAATAAAAGCTTTGATATGGGCCTGAAGTGCTTCATCATATTTAAGGCTCGCTATGGCTTTTGCTTCCCTCTCTGCTACTGTCCCCTCAGCTAGTAAGAAAGAATGGCTCTTAGCCTGTTTTATGGCTTCCTCAAGGTATTTAACTTGTCCTCCTAATGCTGCATGACTTCTATCTGTAGAAGAAAGCTTAATTAAGGCTTCCTCTACTCTGTTTTCATTTAATTGTTCAAGATTCATTTCCATTCTCCATATTGGTCAGCTCTGTTTTTTTTAAACCATTGTTCTTCAAAATCCCTTACCAACTGCCAATCAAGCTTTTCTTTGTGTTTATTCATATATTCCCTAAAAGCTTTTAAACCCCATTGTCTGCGCCACATAATGAGTTGTCGAACAGCGCATTGATGCCGATACTTTTCTTCATTCATGCCTTCAATTTCATAGTAAATTGCTTAATCTTCGCGATTGCTTCTTCTTTCATCTTTGCTCCAACATCAATTTCAGCCTGGGTCTTTTGATGGGTAAGAGTTCTTTCAGGCTTTAGTGGAATCCGACCAGCCTGGCTACAAAGCTCCTTAAATGCCATTGGAGTTGTTACAAACCCCTTTGGGTCAAGGTTATTCAGGGCAAAATCAAGGATTGGCCTGTAAGTTAAGTAATTGCCAATCATCTCTTTCCAAACATTCATGACAGCCAAAACATTCATATCACCCCAATGATTAGTGATTTTTGCTCCATAAATAATGGAAAACATTTTAAAAACATATTTGATACCTTCATCCTTGGTAAAAAAATCTGACTCTTTGTATTCTCTGTCCATCACTTGTTTCCTTCAATCTGAGCCCAAAAGTTGCTCATCTTGGCTTCTTTTGGTAATGCTA